CTATCAAGGTATTCTGCTGTCTGACCGTCAGCATAAATGTATTTAACATAAGCCCGTGAGATTGTTTCCATTCGTGCCGCAGTGTAAGCACTGCCGTCAAAATCAGTAACCTTAACTGAAAATGGGCTGTTATGTCCTTTGTACACCGTTCTCGTATCAAGTATTGTCATTGCACTAAACTCCTAATAACTATGCTGAAGGAATAGCAACTGCCTGCATCTTAATATCACCATCATTTTGGAACGTGAGAGAAAGCAAAAGAAATTGATCGGTGTCATTTACTAATTCTGCAAATTGGTCGTCTAAATATTCGTTAGAAGTATCAAATGTTAGCACTTCACCAAGTGTTCTGTTTATATTTGTCTGACCACCAAGAACTTCCATCAATAAACGTGGGTGGGCAAGATCCAACAATCTCCAATCAACTACATTTTGCGCCTGAGTTTGCCCTGGAATACATAATAAATCTTCTTCCATTTCTAACAGATCGTAAAGCACCTGGGATGCGGTATGATCTTCTGTTTCCACCGAATTCATATTTGCATCTTTACCCCACCAATAATGATTGTAAAATGCTTTAATTTTATTTTTGATAAAACTTTTATTAGTGTAATTAAGATTCGATCGATTTTCCCTAACATCCGCCGCTGTAATATCTGCATCCACCGAATATGTTCCGTTCATTGCTTTCATGCGTACGGTTCCATCAAGATCAAAGAATGCAATAGACCGTGCTTGCATAGCAATACTGGAAATCAATTCCCGGACATCTGGAGGTGTACTTATCACTAATGCCATTGTATACCCGACAGTCGCCTCCAGGTCCAGCACATTGGACGCATTGCACCGGGTAGATATAATATCCGTTATAATCTGTTGAGGCGTAGAAATCGCCGTTGCCGGGCTTATACCTGGAATTATGATGCCTTTAACATCAGCGGCCACAACCCCGCCAATGATAGAGTCCGCCATGGAATTGCCTGTCAGTTTCATGTCATTCGTGAAATCATCCGTATATGCTCTTTGTGTGGCAGATGTTATTTTAAATAATTTGAATCGGTTCTCTGCGTGGACGATGCTCGCTGTCTTTGCCAAGCTGGTTTGCCACGACGAGAAAAACAATTTAAAGTCGCTCGGCATATAAGGGTACTCTACGCCATTAACGCAGCAAAGGCATTTGGTACCCGCTATTTCAAAATCATTATCCCCATTAACAACTGCTCCAATTTGCGAAAACGAAAAAGAAAAAGAAACCTCAACGCCTGTTAGATTGCCGGATGGAGCGTCCGGGAATGTGATTGACGTGCCGGTATCAACTGCCGCTTTCGCAGTTGCCTCACCTATCGGCAAATTAGTGGCAGAAACTGCCACTTGCTTGCCTCTCAACTCAATATCACTGGTATCTGAATCTGCTGTGATGACAACACGATGGACATTGAGGAAAAGCCCTGTATCACTTCCCGACATCACTGATGCTGTTTTCACAGCGGATTCTGGCCACGCGCTTTTTGACACACGTAAGGGACTTGACGTATATGGGGTCCATACTCCGGTTGCTGCGTTAAAATATCCGACCATGACGCCATCGATTTTCCACTCCTCGTAGCCGACCCAACCAGCCCCGGCGGGACTGCCTACAATGCGCATCTCCCAATAATAATCTACATAAATATTATCTAAATTTGCAGATGGCGCGGTCGGGAATGTGATTGACGTGGTTGTATCACAAGTATCCCTGTCTGTTTGATTGCCAATTGGTACGCTATCGCATTCCATTTCAACAGTGTACAGCTTTTCAACTATATCAAGATTAACACTACGATTAATAATTGGGCATTCTGAAAAGGCGATTGCGCCGCGCCCAGGATATAATGGGTGATCATCACCATCATTGCCGGTATATACGTCATATTGTGGTGGGCTGCTTGCGGATTCCTGCAATATTCCATTGACGTAAACGTCACTTATCGACTCAACCGGGCATCCTAATAAATAAATATATTCGGACCTGGCCTCTCCTACATTTGCGCCGATGCTGTGCGCCGTCGCGGTTGTTCCGTTTGCCCCGCGTGTGATTCCAGATAATGTTTTTGTGGTGTCATTTTTTGACGTGTATGCTATTTTTTCCGAATCTATTATGACAGTTCCAGATTCCTGCAAAGTCGATGTTTCAGACAAATAAATGTCGGCAACACTGGATGCGTCGGCTATAACTGTTTTAAGCGTTGTATATGCCCCAACATCAGCAGCAATAAAAGGGACCCTCTTTGCTTCTCCGTAAACAACCGGAAACATTTTACCAACATCATCCGGGTCGCATGCCGGATACGCCGTCGTATCACAAATCTCATATTCAAATTTTTTGCTAAGGGCGGCATCCACGCCCACGCAGTTTACCGTACATTCGCCGTTCTTGATATTAGTAATCTCGTCGATATTGCCGGTAAACACGGTCACCCCATTTTGCTGGATCACAATTGATGCAAACATCAATCCAGTCAAAGAAGTAAATCGCGATTCGCCGGAAACCGTTATATTATTTTTTACCACGAAGGAAGCGGATGCTGGGGACGTTTTCCATGAAATAGGATCAATCGCAGACGACTGAATATCCCCGAATCCAAGGATGATATGATTATATCCGGACGCATCATAATCACTGAGCAGAATATCCGCAGATCCGTCCGCTGGTGAAATTGTAACTAAATGTTGAATAAGCTCAACCATTACAATACCTCTATCATTTCAAGATCAACAAAATGCGCGCCATTAGCAAGTACAGTTCTTTTCGGCGGTACTAAAAAACGAGCCGTTATTGACACGCCATTATGATCCACCAATGTGAATGTTTCTGAATACGAAGCAAGTCCGGAAATAAAGGAAGCGAACGCACTTTGTTCAGCTACTGGCAAATAAATCCGATACCCTCTTTTTCTAACAATCGGCCCTAATAAAACGGCAATCTCTTTATTTCCTGGAGTTTTCCGCCAATCAACATCTGGCACATCTTCTTCCATCGGTGCCGGGTCTGCCAGTGTTAAGTATTGGGCACTGCCTAATGTTATATCCTGCATTACATATCCCCAAACCGTGCTTTACTGTGGTTCAATTCTTTTACCACGGCCCTTGCCATATCTTGATTTGATTGGAACTGCCGATCACCTACCATACCGGAATTAATTTGAATATATGTTTTTTCTTCTCTTCGATTTCCAGGTGCTGAAAATGACATAGGTGTTACAGATAAAGGAGCGCCAGTTCCAGAAGCGTATGCCATTGTTGGTACCAATTCCTGCATCGGAGATCTCATTGACTGACGTATTTGATCGGAATCCGATTTTGTATAAATAATCTGACCCTTTTCGCCAGCATACATCCCTGTTCTTGTAAGTTCTGCCATAACGGATCCCATTGCAGCAGAATCTGATTTTGTTTGCCCTGAAAATAATGATCCGGATGATCTTCCAAAAAGTTCCGCTGAAACAGCCCCAACAGATCCAGCCGAGCGTACCCTATCAGATGCTTCAGGACTTAACATGATCTCGCCAGCATGCCCTTCGAAGATTCCGGAATAACGTAACCCAGGATTTCCTGTTCCAACAGCAAACGAATCCCATTCACCCGCAGCTTTCGCTTTTTCAATAGCAGATTGAATATTAATCCAGTACCCCGTACCAAATGTGCCGACTTCGTAACTCGCACCATACTTAGTAAGGATTTGATACTGCTTTTTACTTAGCGTGGTATGTCCTTTCTCTTCGTTGTATTCATCAATGTCTTGTTTAGATTCCCAACCTTTCTGAATCTTTTGTCCAAGAGCATTTATTTTTTGTTCGGCCTTTGAAGTATCTGCATCAACCTGAAGCGTTACTGGCATTGCTTCTATCGCATCGGCCGTTTCTTGCACAGTCTGTTCTGCTGGGGTAGCGTCTGCCAAAACCTGTATAGCGGCTTCCGTCGTATTCACTAATTTTTCAAGCTCACTTAATTCTTTCGTAGCCATAGTTGGATCAGCACCAATCGAAACGAGCGCTTTTTCTTTTTCAATCATCGCTTTAATTTCAGCAAGGCGTTTTATCGCATCATCTGTATCACCGCCAATACGAATAGACGCCTGCATGGATTTGACTTCATCGAGGAGTGTATTTGCTGCTGTCGATGCTTCTGCTGTATTGGCAATTACATCTATGTAAAACTTTTTACCATTCACCTCAAATTCAAGGCGCTCCATTTCAGCTTTTGCAGGTTCGGTATTTGCGTCCACCGGAAACATAACACCGCCACGAGATACTTCATCTTTGAACATTATGGCTTCTGCTTTTGCTTTGGAAGTATCAGCAGTGATTTCAATTGGAGGGGGTTTCAATACTTTTTCAAGTTCTCCGGTGACCATATTGAGCTGCGTAAATACCTGAGCAGCATCTAACGCAACAGATATATTTTTTGGAGTTACAAGATCATCCAAAATCGGTTTTATAGAATCAAGTTGGATTCGGACATCCTCAACCTGAGCAGTTACGACAATCTCAGCAGGAGTGTCCTTCGCCATTTTTGTAGCTTTATCTAACTCAATCTGCATAGCGGCGGCATCGAGTTTCGGGTTTATTTTTACTGTTTCTAAATACGCCTGCGCTTCATCTGCCTGTCTCTTAATATTTGCGAGCTGCTCTGTCGTTAATATAGCATTCCAGAATGGCGATTCCAATTTATCACGCATATTCTGAATATTTTCAGTCATGGCGGCAATCGTTTTATCATTTTCAATCTGCGCTTCCGTGAATCCAGCCTGCTTTTTAGCAAGATCGTCAAAATTACCACCAAGAATTGTAATTATTTCACTCCAGCCTTTGAACGGATTATGTTCCACCAGCCACACGCCTGCCTGAACGATTTTAGTAAGTCCTTCCGCCAGCTTGGCTGCGCCTGATGCTAACTTATCAAAATCAATCTTTCCAATTGAATTAACAAATTCATCAACCCACTCAGTAAAACCTGCTTGAATCATTTCCTGATTTACTTCCAGCCATTTGGAAAAATCACCAATCACCTCTTTTACCTTCGGTGCCAGTTTTTCTCCCAGAAGGATGATCTGCTCGCCAATCTGGTTCTTTGCGGTATCCCATATTGCNGANANNGTNCCGCCGTATTGCTGCCAAGCAGATGCCAGAGATCCGGCTTTATTCGCCTGAGCATCCAAGGCGGTATTAAGGGCGGCCATATTATTATTCAGCAGTAGCGCAAATGCAGACGTTGCTTCCCCTTCTATATTTAATGCCTGTAATCCTTCAGCAGTTCCGCCGGATGCTGTGTGGATTCGCTCAAGAACACCTTCAAATCCGATTTCTTTGATAGCGTTCATCGTGCCACCGAACTGAGCGAATACTGCATCCAGTTCTTTGCTGGGGTTGAGAAGCGTCCTAAACACCTGAAGAATTTTGGTGGAGCCTTTCTCTACTGTCCCAGACAACTGCGTCATAGCAGCGAAGGCGGCGTTCGTGGCGTTCATTTCAATGCCTAAGGCATGGGCATTCCCTGCAATCTCACCATATAGAGGAGCGAGCGTCGCAACGGTAGTTCCAGATGCGCCGGTAGCTTCTATCTGTAATAATGCATCTGCTACTTCTTCTGCCGAAACATTGAACGCCTTCATGCCACCGGTTACAGCCTGCACCGCTGTGGCCTGGTCCATGTGGGCTGCTTTGGCAAGTTGACTGGAAACAACCAGCGCATCCATTGATTGGATAGAATCAGTAATGCCGGCAGACATCACTTCATAATAACCGGACGCCATTTGCGTAACACTGCCAAGAGCCGGATCGAGTGCTAAAATCTTGCCTTTAATCTCTTCGAAATTCGTAACCCCAACTTTTCCAAGATCAATTATCTTTGTTTCGAATTCGGTAAATTCTGATAAAGCCGTTTTAATCGTCATCCCGGCAGCGGCAACGCCCAAGGCTGTAAAAGAAACAACAGCAGCAGCAGCATATTTCGCAACAGAAGTAAGACCATCGGCAGCAGATTTTGCAAATGTCTTTACCTTTGTTTCCGTCCTGCCTGACTGCGCTTCCAGATCATGCAGATGCTTACTGGCCGTCAAAACACCGTCGGATTTTACTTCAATTCCTAAGGTTGCAATATCAACTGTCATTATCTTTTACCTTTTTCTTGCCTAACACTTTTTTCAACCGATCTGCCACAATTTTTCTTCGAACTGCTATCATATCAGAATCTGGTTCTGATACAATCCAAGGTGGCGTTGAATCCGGGTACGTCTGCTTCCTGCTGTGAGGAAACCCATTGCTGAGAACATCTTCGCAACAGCACGATTTCCCACGGTGACAAGCGTACTTTTGTAATAGACATCCAAGCCTGGATTTCTTGGTACGAAATTGGAATAACGCCGAGAGAAATGGAAGAAGCAGGGCCGACTTCAAGCAGGTACTGCCAAAGATGGGCAAGTTCATACGGAAGTTCAATCGGAGATGCGTGATCGTATTCTTTAAACGAAGCACGCCATAAAGATAATTCAATCGGAAGTGAATACTGCGAAACCGAATCAAACCATTCTGTAGTCCCATACTTCTCCTCCAGTAATTCTAAATGCATTTGGTTCGGTCGTTTTTTATCGCCTTTTTTATCTGGGGTTCCCGGCGATGTAGAAAGCCAAGCCTGCTGGCGAACAAAGGCGAGCAGGCAGGCGGTCAGTTTCCCAGATAATTCGCACGATCATGAATCCAGGCATCAGCCTGATCACGAAGCCATTTTCTTCCCGAGTAAAGTTCTTTTGCCGTTTTCGGCACTTCGCCATCAACAGTAATGCCGGACCATTGCAAAGTGCATTCACATATTAAATCCAAAGCGTCGGATTCAATTCGTTCCGCCGTAAATTTTACCAGCTTGCCGCCCTTAATCCGCTTATTCGTAATTGCGTTTGTCGCCTTGCGATATGCTGCAGAATCCATCCCGGCCAAGCGGATAGTAGCAGCCTGCCCGTTCTCATCCAGTAAAGGCTCCATCGTTACAGGATGAAGTACAGGCATTTCAGAACCATCTTCGTTAAGATTGATTGAATCTAAATTAAAAGCCATCGGCTATTTCCTTTCACGCCAATCAGGCGCTGTGTAAAAAATTAAGAGGACGCTGGTGTTCTGGTTACATCGCCAGAAATTTCAATGGTGCATGAAGCACCGATAATTCCATTCGGTCCGCCAACCTTCGTTTTAAAACTAACGATGGTTCCAAGAAAATCATCGATTGTTCCAGTCGAGCCGGAAGCAGCCGCAGCATCATCAAACTGGATCTGGAAATAAATCGAACTGCCGAGATTCGCCAAAAGCATTGCCTGCCCAGCATCTTCTAAGTCCTGACCAAGTTCCATGGCAAGCTGACCTTCATCGTAAGCACCCGTGAATTTGAACGTCTTCCCTGTTGCGAGTGCCTGAAATTTGATAATATCATACGTTTTGCCATATTCACCAAGGTCTGTAATTTCCCCAACCTCAGTGAATGTACCAGACTCAGTCAAACAACAAAAGAGTCGGGTTCCAACTGCTTTTCTAACATTAGTGGTATCTGCCATTTCTATTCTCCTTTAATTCATAATGGAGTACACGATGCTGACTGGAATCATGTACCAATTAGAA